GCCTGACTGTCCTAGGATTCAGTCAGAGTATATGAAGGTTCGATTCCTTCTGTTGGCGCCAATTAAAAATAAAAGCCGTTGACCGAGTGGTTTAAGGTTGAATCAGGACTAGATGTTGTGGGCGTTGCCTGTAGACGAGTCTCACATCACCGCAAGTTCAAATCTTGCACGGCCTCTTATTTAAAGATAAAGGAGAAGAGAATGGCTAAACTATGGCATGTTGAGAAAGAACATATCGATGGGAAAAGAATCTATACGATTACCATTAGTTTTGAGTTTGTTTTTGCTCTTATTGTTGCCTGTTTGGGCCTTCTATATTTTTGTAAGTGATGTCCCAGATTATTTAGATAGGTTGCATGAGTATTTAAAAAAGAAAGGTGGAGGCCGTGTTGATTGGTAAAATAATAGACTCAGATTTAAGGTTTAATACGTTTTTAAAGGAGAAGAAATTAACTTTCGGACAGTGGAAAACAATCACGGCGAGTAGGATTATAGACTTGCAAAGAGCCATAGGGATCATGTTTGAGACTAAAGACATTTCTACAGTTCAATCAAGAATAAAGTACATGAACAAGATATCTGGAAAGCTTAAGACTTTAACGCTTTTAGATTCACTTCTTAGACGGGTAAGCGACAATGACACTTTGGAAGTAATCCAAAGACAGATGAAGGCCAAAGCTTTAAAGTTTATAAAGGACGAAGGGCTGGACCACGGAAACGGCGATTAAACACAGGATATGGTTGTAATAAACTGTACAATCTGGGCATAATATGTCAAAGGAGTTAATATGAAATATTTAGTAGGTCTTATGGTTTTGTTAAGTTTAGGTTGCTCTGCTCCAAGCTCAACGATTACAGGAAATACCACAACGCCAAAGAATTACACAGACAATGGGTCGCAGATTGTGTTCACTTCACCATCTGGAAACGTGTACATCTCACAAATTAACTACGGATCAACAGGCAATACTGATAATGTTATTGTGCATATTGGTGCTGGATTGGCAGGCCATACGATAGCCTTAAGGCTAGACGGGTTAGTGATGGCTCCGATAACAATCACAACCACAGCCACTGACTATATTATCCACATGGGGTACGGAATAGACGCATTCCCTAACTACTACATAACCACTAACGATCCTTCACCTTATGGAGATATGCTAGACAAAACTAATGTATTGAGTCGAGTTGGTTTAGATTACGACTCTGTACAGCTTAATAATTACTTTATGAAGGATTTTTAATGCATCCATTGGACAACAAGCTTAGGCTAGCTTTTATTATCGTCAGGCAATATCACGGCTTAGAAGAAGCCCAAAAAGCTTTGATTAACTATGTGAACGTATTTTGTAAAAGCAGAAGAGAAAAAATAGTAGAACTATTAAATGAATTTAGCTTAGAATAGGTTATGGACTTTAGAACAGTTGGTTTTATTGCTCTTTATTGCGTTTTGTTTACATTCACAGTTTTGCTAAACTCTCGTATCTATTGGCTTGTCAAAGAAAAGAAAGACCCGATCGAAGCATTAAAGCCTTGGTGGGAAAAGAATGAAGACGACAAGAAAATAAACGATGAATTTGTAGGGAGGGGCTAAATGAGAAGAGCTGTATTAATTAACTCAAAGGAAATCTTAGAACTTAGAAACATGTTAGAGCATGGAAAAATAGACGATGCTAAGGCTTATCTAGATAATATTATCGTTCGTGCTGAATTAGAATAGTTAAGCAAAGGTTAACGTCACATGGCCTTTCAAAAGGGAAATAAACTAGGATCTACAACTCAAGGCTCTAAAGCTTTTATTATGGCTATTAGGAAACGCTTTGAAGATAACATAGAGCTTATTCTTAATGCACTTAACAACGAGATAGCAGACGATCCTTTAAAAGCCTATGAGAAATATTATTTCCCAACTATTCCCAAGACCATAGAGCTAAGCGGTGATGAAGAAAACCCCATTAAGCAAGTAATTAATATAAACTATCCAAGTGGATTTAAACCTAAGTCATAAGCAAGCAGAGTTTCATTATCAATTATTTAACGAGACAGGAAAGCTCAGAGAAGACTCTAAGTACAAAGAGTTCTATTACATGGGGGGATTTGGTTCTGGTAAGTCTAGAATAGTAATCACTTGCGTTGACCAGATATGCAGAATGTATCCAGGGTCTCACGGGGTGTTCATTAGAAACACTTACGGTGAACTTAAAGACTCAGTTATTCCTCAATTCCATTCCTACATGCAATACGTTGGATACACTTGGCTCAAGTCAGACAGAATCATTGAATACGACAATGGAACCAGATTAGACTTTCGAGCGTTTGACGAACCTCAAAAGATCCTTAGTAACGAATACGACTTTATGGTGTTTAGTCAGATAGAGGAAATTGATCAAGCTTTGTTCTTGCTTACTCTCGGTCGTAACAGACGACGACTTGGAGGGCTGCCAAACAACATAATCTTAGGAGAAGGAAACCCTGACCAAAACTGGGTGAAGGATCGTTTAGTCACAAACAGACCAGATAATGTTTATGTGATTAATACAGTAACAAGTGACAACCCATATTTACCTAGTGACTACGAATCTAATTTGAGGGCGAATTATCCTGATTGGTGGATCGCTCGTTTTGTGGAAGGCTCTTGGATCGGGAATATGGCTGAATTAGTATTCAGTGAATTCAGAGAGACTCACATAATTAGCCCGATAGATCCAAATAAGATCCCAAAGACATATAAGCGATTAAACGCTATGGATTATGGCTGGGTGAACCCTACAGCCATTCTGTTTGCTTACGTCGATTACGACGGGAATATAACTGTCTACGATGAATTTTACGGTGATCACAAGATCCCACAAGAGTTAGAAAAGCAAGGGAATCGATACGGCAGACTAAATACAATCGCAGATCACGCCATGAAGGGCATTCATCTACCAGACGAGAAAGACAGAAACAAAACTATTTGGGGAGAGCTGACAGATTTAGGGATGAATTTAATTTCATGCAACAAAGAGGAACTCTCAAACATTATTTTCACAAACACATTATTTAAGACTGGTCGTTTAAAGATAACTTCAAATTGTGTAAACTTGATTCGTGAGTGCCAAAACTGGAAATGGAAGAAACTTAAACTCGGTGCAGATAAGAACCCATTTGAAGAACCTATGGACAAAGACAATCACGGCTGTGACGCCCTTAATTACCTCAACGCCTACCTCAAAGATGAACTATCAGTTAACCCTCAGGTTATCAAAGAAAAGGAGTCTTTAAGAAGCAGGACGATTGAAGTAAAAGAATATGACTTTAGCGAAAGGGGATAAAATGGCAGAAGTAAAGTATGAGATTTTGTTGAAGCCAGTTAGGGAAAAGTTAAAAGATTTAGAAGGTCGAATGGTTAGTGCTGAAAGCTCAATCCTTTTAATGAAAAAGAACGGCACGAGTGAGAATCATGAAGTAATCGAGAAGAAAGAAATAAAAGAACAACTAGCGTTAACAAATGAAAAACTAAGACTCATGACCCAAAGAGTAGACGAGATAGAACGAAGCGTTTCACCTCTCCACTTAGAAGCTAAAATGCAAGATGTGATTGATACTGTTTACAAGATTACAAATGATTTAGCTACACACGCATCCGAAGTAAAGAGACTAAAAGAAATAACTTATGGGGTTGTGCAATTTGATGAGATGTTAGCAATTTATAAGATGAGCGGATTGACTCAACAAGAGATAGCGGGGTCGTTGCATATGGATGTGACGAGGGTTTCAAGAATACTGAGCGGACAATTAAAGAAAGACGATTTCAAGTTATACAGCGAGATCAAAGAACTAAGCCTTAAAAAGTTAGCTAGTGCGTGACTATAAAGTTAAATTACAGGAATCATAAATGGAAGGTCGCACACTTTGACTTTCCATTAACTATGGTGATTCATTATGTTGAGCCGTACTTTTGGTTTTGGACTAAGGCCAAGATCAAAGAGCTAAAGACAGATTACAAGTATTGGAAAGCTAACCGTGGCCCTAAGTTTGCTTTTGGTACGAAGGTGAACATATTTAGAAGCTTGTCTATCTCAATGGTGAACGATCCGGCTTTTGTATGGGATAACGGACGCAAGAAGGGTCTCACGAGTCACAGGGACGCTAAAGAATACGCCAAGAGACGTAACCTTACATTTGGGGGAGACGACTTGGAACAAGAAGCGCAAAGGAACAAAGCGAACAAGGAGAAAGAATCTGAAGAAAGACTTCACACAAAGATCATGACTGATTTGGAAAGAAAAGGTTTGTTAAATGGTTAGTGTTTTACAGTCAGAAGACGACATAAAAGAGATCGCCAGACTTACCCAACAACAAGCCCAGTTAGTTGGGGACATGGCAGAGCTTGGAGTTTATGAGGGAGGATCTGCGAAGGTTATCTGTGAGAACAAGGGAGACCGTGCGTTATACCTTTTTGACACCTTCACGGGTTTACCACAAACAAAAGACATAGACGGAACTTTTAAGCACGGTGACTATGCATGCCAAAGTTTTAAGGTTGAGGAGCTACTAAAAGACTTTAGCAACGTACACTTTTGTGCAGGACTTTTCCCATTAACCACAAAAGACAAAGACCATTTAAGATTTAGCTTTGTTCATTTTGACGGTGATATATATCAATCATGCAAAGACGCTATAGAGTATTTTTACCCTCGGTTAGTTAAAGGTGGTTTAATAATATTTCACGACTTCCACGGAGGCGTTGAGCAGGCAGTTGCAGAATCCGGTCTTACTTACAAGAAAACAGACACTCACGCAATAATTAGCAAGCCATAAAAAATCATTTGTTTGTAATCATTGGGGAATGATTGAGAATCAAAAGCAGTACAACGAAGAACTCATAAAACATTTAGAGAAATTAAGGGAAGTGGCCGAAAAGGGTCAGCCTAAAGATTTGCTCGCTAAGATTCAAAGATATTCAAGAGGTCAATTTAGCTCCGCTAAAGACAAAACCACAAACCAACGAAACGTCATTCGAGGGATTATTGACACAAAGGCTACAGCTACGCTTGATGCGCAGATTAAGCCAGCTGTAGTCCCACAAACTAAGAGCATGGCGCAAGCAGCAAACATCATTACAATGCAAGATATCGCCGATGTATTAGATGACTGTGTTAAGTGTGTATTAAGAAAGAATAACTTTGATACTCTTCGAAGGCAGACAGTAAGAGACCAGATTAAAAAAATGGCGGTAGTAGAAACGTGTTGGGATGCCGACGAGCGGGACATTGTTATCCGTAGAATTCCATTCACTCGCTTCTTCCCAGACCCGTCCGGTTCAAAAATATCAGAATGTAATTTTATTTTCTTAGAAGAATATTATTCACCAATCACACTTAAAGCTAAATACCCGATGTGGGCTGATAAGATTTCACAACTTCATCAGCAATCAAATGACACTCAAGACAAGAACAAGCCAGGCAGACCGATCACTACGACAATCGGAGACCAGACAAACCAAGCGTATACATACGGAGACCCTGGAAGCGTTAGACGTAACGAAAAAGATATTAAATGCTGGAAGGTTTATTTAAAGGACGATTCGACATTTAGCGCAGAAGAACTTTCAACAAAGAACGAAGAAGAGAAAGCAGACCTGACAGAGCTTTCACTTAAATACCCTAATGGTCGCTATATTCTTTATCTGGCCGATTCCAAAGAAATCGTTTTAGATGACAAGCCTATTGATTACGATTTTGGATATCCTTTAGATATTTGTTTTAACGTGCAGGGTGATTCTATTTGGGAGTGCGAGGGAGACGTTGAGCATTTATTTGAGATTCAAGACCGTATTAATAACTCGTACATGAAGGGCAAAGAGTTAGTGGGTAAGGACGGCGCATGGATTGTAAACGACCCTAGAAACGGCATTAAAAAAGGCGACTTCGTAAACAAAACAGTTTTAGAGATTGACAATAAGGCAAGTTATGGAATGCCTGAAGTTTTAACAAATAACACAAAAGATAAATTAGACATCTTAATGAATTGGGTGACGATGCTCAAACAAGATGCGATGGAAGTTGCTAGAGTAAATGAACAGTTAGTGGCTGGGACTCAGGACGAGCAGACAACGAGTGGAGAACAAGTAAAGGCTCTGAACGAGTCCCCCCTATCTGGTATCCGTGACCTTCAAAGAAGTTACAAGGATTTCACGATATCGATTGGGAATAAGATTATTAAATTAGTTCAAAAGTACTACACGATTGCCAAGATTATAAGAATCTCAGAAGACAAATATGTTCGTATTCCTACTAAAGGTAGTGGGGAGCCAATCCAAGTCATGCAGCCAGGCAAGGATGAAAAAGGCTCGGATGCGATGAACATCATTAAAGAAATCCAAGGTGATTTAACTATCGGTGAATATGAAATTGAAGTGATTGCAGGCAGTGAGCGACCACGTTCTAAATCTGAGAATGCCGCTTTATTCACACAGCTCTATTCAAACGGAATGTTAGGCCAAGGCGTGGATGCAATCAGTGATTTATTCACTGAATTAGATGTGCCTAACCGACGTGCGATTATTAAGAGATTAAAAGAACAAGAAGAGCAAAAGAAACCGCCGACTATATTTGATAATAAGGATCTGGCGGAAATGTTCTGTAAGGCTATCCCAGCACTAGAAGGATTTGTGGGGGCACAACAAGCGATCATTGAGAAAGCCGGACTGCCGAGCAAGCAAGATAATTTATTAGACGCTCCTATTCAAAACGTAGCTAAACAATCAGAGGTTAAAGATATTATCGGAATCGTCCCTGAGTTAGTGAGCGACTCGAAACAAAAGAACATGCAAGCCCAACAAGTAGCCCAACAGGATCAGATTAAAAAAGAAGTGATCCGAGAGGGCAAGAGTGTTGGACTTTAGTAATGTCCCCTCTCTTCCAACAATAGCCTCTAGTGATGCGGCAGGGACAGCAGTTAGACCTACTGTTTATCAATACGAAGTAGCCCAAGGCAGACGAGCAAACGCAACCACTTGGAATAAGTGGGGATATAACCCAGACGTGGACACTGGCACAGAAACGATCTGGGCAGCTGGGGGGCTTTTCACAGCTCTGACAAACGCTTCAACTTTTAGCGTGGTATCAACAAGCACATCGGACATCGGGACAAGCACAGGCGTTGCATCGGTTATTATTTACGGGATCGATTCGACTAGGACATCAACAACAGAAGTCGTCACTTTAAACGGGACAACTCCAGTGAGTACGGTAGGTACTTTTTTTGGTGTGAACAGAGTCGCTATTTATGCGGCTACCACAACAGCAACCAGCGCAGGATTCAACAACGGAGTAATCACAGTAGTATCTGGGGCTTTAACACAGGCAATAGTTCCAGCCCAACAGGGATCAACCCAACAAGCGATATTCTTTACTCAAGCGGGCCACACATCTCTACTAGACTGGGCTTGGTTTAATATTAATAAGCTAGCGGGTGGCACCGCCCCAAAAGTAACCATTAAATGTTTTGTTAAATCATTCGTTTCTAATGGCAGGTACGAAGTATTTAGGGCGAATATAGATACCTCTGTTGAGAACACTATCGAGCTTCGGCCTTCACAGCCTTTCGTTGTGGGCGAGAAGTCAATTATTGAATTCCAAGCCACTACAGATACCGACAACACAATAGTTTCGATGAGATTAAGTTTAATTGAAATTAAAAACTAACAACAATTAGCAATATCAGAAGACTTGAAAATAAATAAAGATTAGCAGAGGAGAAATCATGGCAAACTATGTTTATTACGAAGGCGCTTTAACATCAACACAAAATAAGAATGTATTTTCAGATCTTGGCGGTGGATATGGTTGGGGCGGTTTTATAATCAACGATGCCTCTACTTCCGCAACGACAATGGGAGTAGCTTTTTCTTACGACAACGGGACTTCTTACGGATCTACAGTTATTCTAAAGAATGCCGAAAAAATGACGATTGACGCTCTAGGAAATATCACAAACGTGAGAGTCGTATGCGGAACCAATGCAAACTACAGACTTTTAGTTAGCAATAATAAATCTTTGGTGGCCTAATGAATATCGGAGACAAATTCGATGTCAATAAAAAATTCGTTGGAGTAATTGAAGTCATTGGAATTTACCCAGAAGGCCAAGGAGTTATGAAAGAGCCTAACTACGAGTTATCAATTAACGGATACAAAACGATTCTTCCTAAATCACTGATTGAAGTAATTTTCAAACCAGTAAAGGAGGTAATACATGGTTAACGTACCGTTTGGAGAGCCAGAAGCAGCAGAAGAAGGCATGGAAAACATGCAGTTAGATCAACAAGTTTCTGCAGGCTTACAGCAAATCCTACAAACTCAAGATATCAATGAAGCTCATCAAATTGCTCAACAACTTTTAGGAGTTCAGCAACAAGATATGAGCACAGAAGCAGCCATGCCGGAAGGGATGGACGCACAGATCGAAGCAGCGTTAGCAAAATAATACGAACCGTAAGGAGTATTTATGGAGAACTTAGAAAATCAAGTAGATAGTCAAATTACGCAGGAATCGCAAGATCAACCTGCACCGGAGGCGCAAGCTCAACCGACAGAAAATTTAGACTGGAATAAGGATAAGCGCAAAGGTGTCCTCTGGAAATCAGAGAACGATCTTTATAAGTCTTATCGTGAGATGGAGAAAATGCAGTCTCCTCTTAAATCAGAGCTGAATACTATTAAAGAATCTTTTAAAAAATATGGAGTCGAAGACCCCAAAAAGATTACAGAGATTCTCGAAGAGTACAGAAAGCTCAAAGACCCAGAATACGAAGTTAATAAGTTTCTCGGTCATCTTGACCCGATTTTGAGTAACGAAGTTTATTCAAATCAGCTTAAGTCCACGATTGAAAAATTAAGGAAAGAAGCAGAGCGGGAGAAGTTCGGATCTAATCTTAGTGACACAGAAATTCAAGCTCTCAAGGAAGCACAATCCACAAAGAGCGAGATGGAAGAGTTACGGATTCAATTAGCAAAAGCCGAAATCAAAGAAAAGATGCAAGCGTCTTTAAAGGATATCGATGCTTATGCTAAAGAAAACGATCTAGAGTTCGATCAAGGAAAGTTCTTAAACGCATGTGCGAAGGAAGGCATTCCGGCGAACATGATGTTACGTTACTTTAAATCTGAGGCTATTGATGCGGTGCGAAAGCATGCAGCACAACAGTCCGAAGAGAGAGTAATTAAGAACCTAGAGAAAACAAAAACTGGAAGTATTTCTGGTGGTACCAAGGTGGCAACGGCTACCGCACAAAAGCAAACATTAGACAAAGCTCTGGACTCAGTCCTAGGCATGTCTTGAAAGGACTAAATAATGGCACTTACAGCAACTCAACTACAAGAAGTCGCTGCGATCACGACTCAACACATTAATGATGAGATCCCCGATTTATTCGTGGCTCAAAACGGTTTATATACCAAAATGTATGGTCGCAAAAATAAAGTCAGTGGAGGCACGTTCATTCAGATGCCTATCGCTGGCGTGGCTGAATTAGGATCTCAAGGTTTTATCACTGGTACTGCCGCTGATAACTTGAATCTAAACATCAATCAAATCGTTACTTACGGTCAACTTAACTGGAAGTTTTTCTACTGGGCGTTAACTTTCGACTTGAAAGAATTAACAATCACAGAAGGAACTTCTCATGCGATTAAGAGTTTAGTAAAAACTAAAGCTAACTTCGCAAAAGGTTCTATTGCTCGTACTTTGTCAGCTGCTTTATACGCAACTGATACTGGTAACAATTCAAACCAGTTCACAGGTTTCGGTTCGATTTTCGCAGCAAGCGGAACAGCTTATGCACAAATCAACAACAACGATATCGCTAACTGGTTGCCTTACTATCCTTCGAATATCTCTGCTACCAACTATGCAAATATTTCGCCTACATTAGACGTTTTAAGATCACGTTCTCAACAAGATGGTGCAACAACCACTTACAGACCTGATTTGATTCTGTCTGATACAACTGAATACAACGCATTCAAAGTCGCAGAATCTTTGAAATTACGTTTCGCACCTTCTGACATGATGAAGGCCGGTTTCACTGGTATTCAAGTTGACGGTTTCGATTGGTTAATTGATACAAACTCACCAGCTGCAACAATCTGGGCTTTGACATCAGAATCTTTTGAACTGTTCTACAAATACGGTTTCGATGGGGAAAAATCACCTCTCGATGATCCGATGTTAAGAGTGCCTCAACAACCTACAAAGTCTGAAATTAATTTTATGGCTGGAAATATTGGCTGTACTAACCGACGTGTTAACGCCAAGATTTTACGTTCATAAGGAAGGAGTAAAAAATGTCTAGAACACCTATTATCAATCCCGTATTATTACGTCAAAGCGATTTTGACAATCCGCAAACTACTCAGATTTATCCTTTGGGTATGCAGGTTGCGGTCACTGATTTAGCTACTGCGACTTCTCAAAACAAATTAACTGTTTGGGAATACGTTGAGGCTGACGGTGCGTTAACTGCTTACAACTGGTACCAAATCGCTGGCACTGCAACTTCTGTAAACTCTGTTTTAGGAGCTGTATCTTATGCTGGTCGTATTTGTTGCCCGCAAACCGCTTTTACTTCTGGTCAATTCGGTTTCGTTCCTGTTAAAGGAACTTGTACTGGTAACGTCACTGCTGCCGCTGGAGTTTTCACTACATATTTGGCCGGTTACAATTTAAAACTGTTTACCGCTGTTACTTATGCAATGCCTGAAACTTACGGCGCTTCAACTGCTGCTGTGGCTGGTCAACGCTTACCCGCTGACTTCGCTGTGACTGCACCTAGTGACTCTGCTGCGACTACGACTCCTGCTATTCAAGTTTACTTGTATGGCAACGAGATCTCAGTTAGTTAAGGAGTAATTTATGGCGTTTAGTTATACACCTACAGTAAGCGACTACACGGGGATCGGAATCCTTGCGGGCAACTGGACAGCTGCGGCTGTTACTGCCGGCGCTATTACTTCTGGATTCAAACAGGTTATTCACGCAAGCTTTCAGTCAAACGTGGCTGCAACTGCTGTGACATATTCTGCGAGTACATCCGGAGTAGTGTCGATCACTTGCGCAAGCGGTGACGCAGGAACTTTCCTGATCTACGGAAGATAGTTCTATGGGGAGCCCTTAAAAAAGGCTCCCCTGTTTACAAACGTATAATCATTTATGTTAAACTTCCAGCAATGGGGAAAAAATCTGCGCTTCCTGTTATTGAAAATACTTCGACTACAATTATTCCTAAATCAGTTTCTCCTGAAGAATTTAATAAAGTAAAAAAGTTAAAGATTTTTATTTGTTGCCCTGGTGATCATGTCTCAATGACTGTGCTTTCGTGTTTTATGAATCTTTATGAATGGGCAAGAGGCACAAACATTCAATTTAAGTTTGTAACCGTTCAAGGTTCGAATATTTCTCACGTTAGAGAAATGCTTTTAATGGGAGATATCAACGGAACAAACAGACATCAAAAACCATTTCAAGGTGAGGATTATGATTTTGTTTTATTCATAGACTCAGACCAAACATTTACTCCCAATGACGTTCATTTACTTTTGTCTGCTAACAAAGATGTGATTGCCGGAGCTATCAAGATGAAAGACGGGAACTTTGCACCTGGCTGGTATGATGAGCTTTTATTTGCAGCTCACGGAGTCACTTACCGCATGCAAGAACACTTTCTAAACAGTGTGAACGAACCGATTAAAATCACATTAGTTGGATGCGGATTCACTCTTATTAAAAAAGGTGTTATTGAGAAGCTAGATTTTCCTTGGTTTAAACCTATTGACTACCCACAGCCTAGAGTCGGGTATATGGGTGAAGACATGAGCTTTTTTACCCGTCTATCCCGTGAGGGAGTTGAGTTCTTTTTGCATCCTAAAGTAAGAATCGGACACCTAAAGGAAATCGAACTTAAATGACAGATCAATTCTATTACCTAAAGATAAAATGCCCTAATTGCTTAAAGTGGGACGGGTTTCCTTTTAAAAAAGGAGAGCCATCAATAAACAAAACCTTAGTTTGTGCGTATTGTGAAAATTCTTTTGAGCTTGACCCTCTGAAAGTATTAATGCAGGAGCATCAATTCTAATGATTATTTGGTGTTGTATTGTAGGGAATAAGTTCTCAATGAAATGGGTTCTTTCGTTTCTTAACTTAATCACATGGTGCTCTAAGAACGGGATTCAATTTAGATACTCTTTTACTCGTGGGGCAAACATCTACAAATTAAGAGACAAGGCGCTACTAGGCCGAAATGACTTTGTTAAAGGCGCTCCTGTGCTTATGAACGAGCCTTATGATTACATCCTATGGATCGACTCCGACCAGATATTCTGTGGTGAGCATTTAGGGATGTTATTACACGCTAAAAAAGATGTTATTTCGGCTTTAATAAGAACAGAGGACGGGACTTTCTCAGTTAGTAGGTTATCCGGTGAGTCTAAAGGCGAAGGAGTAAAGCGCCTGACCGATGAAGACATGAAAGACAAAATAGAGCCTTTTGAGGTTGATTGTTTAGGGTTCGGATTTACTCTCATAAAGCGGGGTGTTTATGAATCGATTGAATTTCCTTGGCATAAGCCTGTTTTTGTTGGCGATGCTGACTACCTTAGTGAAGACGGATCACTAATTAACCGACTCCGTGAAAAGGGCTGGAAGTTTCACGTTCACCCTCAGTGCTATGTACTGCACGAAAAGGAAATGGAAATATGAACATTGTTATAAGTTATTTATTAGCTGGAATAGCTTTTTGTTTAATTAAGCAGAAATCAGTTGAACGAAATGTATTAATTGCCAATGAAATGTTAAAGAAAAATTTTGACGAAAAAACAGTGTCAGAGGGTAAGCATTTTTTACTTGCGTTTAATTACTTTATTTTGATTTTATTTTGGCCAATACTTATTTTCGTTTGGAGGTCTAAGTGATCGGCATTCTTGTACCCACCAACAGACCACAAAATATTCAAAGCCTTATTGATTCGTGGAGTTCAAATAACGGCGGGAAGTCTAAGCTTCTTTTTGGATTAGATACAAAAAAATCACCATACCCTGAGTTAGAAAACAAGCTAGAAGGCGACTGGCCAGATGTTTGCCCGATGCTAGAGGACATGTATCAACATTTCAAATCAGATACAGAATGCACAATGTTTATGTGTCTTGCTGATGATATTCGTTTCTCTAAAAACTTTGATGTTGAAATACTTGAGGAAGTCGAAAGATGTGCTAATAAGATGGGGCATAGAAAATGGATCGTTTACGGTAACGACACTTTACAAGGACAAATCCTTTGCACTCATTGGGCGATGACTCGAGAGTATTTAGACGCTTTAGGATTCCTAGCCCCAAAAGGATATATGAATCATTGCTACCTCGATAATTTACATATGAACCTAGGATTACAAACAGGAACGCTCAGATATTTACCTTGGGTGGTCACTGAGCATTTATGTTCACAGAACGGCAAGGCAGAAGCGGACGACAACACTAAAAAGATTTATGACAAATTATATTTTGAAAATGACAGGATTCAATTTGAAAGATGGGCAAGAGAGCATTACGCAGAAAGTCTAAAGAGGTTGTCATGAAAGTAAAATATGCCGGTATCTATGCAGGGCTTCGAGAGATTCTAAACGTATTAGATGCATTACTTCGTAGAGAATGGGGAGGTGGAAAATATGTTAAATTATTCGAAAAGAGACTCAAGGCTTACTTTAATTCGTTTGGCGCTCTTGCCGTTAATTCTGGTTCTAGCGCTAATCTTTTGGCTATATACACACTTACGTCATGGAAGCTCGGCGAAAGACGTATTAAACCAGGCGATGAAGTCATCACCGTTGCAGCCTGCTTCCCGACCACAGTATCGCCGATAGTTCAATGTGGAGCTGTTCCTGTTTTTGTAGACATCGACGAGACGTTAAATATAAATCCTGATTTGCTTGAAAGTGCTTTAAGTGATAAAACAAAAGCCGTCATTGCTGCGCATACGTTAGGCAATCCATTTAATATAGATAAGGTGAAAGCATTCTGTGAAAAAAACAATCTCTGGCTTATTGAAGATAATTGCGATGCGCTTGGTAGCGAATGGAACGGAAGAAAAACTGGTACTTTCGGAGATCTTGCGACTCTCTCATTCTACGTTCCGCATCACATAACAACCTGTCAGGGTGGGGCTGTAATCGTAAACAATCCAAAGTTATTCAAAATAGCAGAATCTATGATGAGCTGGGGCCGTGATTGTTGGTGCCCTGCAAATAAAGATAATACTTGCGGTAAACGATTCAATCAGGACTTAGGGAAACTTCCCGAAGGCTACGACCATAAATATACCGTTAGTCACTTTGGGTTTAATTTAAAGATGTCAGAAATGCAAGCAGCTATCGGATCGGCACAGATTGAGCGGATAGAAGAGATAACAGATAAACGCAGGAATAATTATTTATATATTGGGGATGGGATTTATAATTTAGTTTCAAATATAAAAGGAAGCCCACTCGCTCATCAAAGCCCGTTCGGTTATTCTTTTTTTGTTAAAGACCGTAAAAAATTTGTAGATAGCTTAGAAGAAAACGGAGTACAAACTAGACCTTTATTTTCAGGAAACATCACTAAGCACCCAGCTTTTACACAACAAGAAGTTAACTACCGTATAGTTGGGGAGTTACCCATTACTGACAAAGTAATGAATGAACTTGTGTGGGTCGGCGTTTGGCCTGGCATGAAGAAAAAGGAAATGGATTATATGATCGAAATGATTAAAAAGTTCTATGGACAAAATTAGATTAAAGATTCTTGAGAAGATTTATAAGAATGGCGATTGTCATATAGGCTCATGCTTCTCATGCGTAGAAATAGTTCTAGCAATCAAAGAAGTTATGAAGCCAGGCGATAAGTTCATCCTAAGCAAAGCTCATGCCCATTATGTAACCGAAACAATAGACGTGCCTGGTTACGTTTGGGATTTGCACAACTTCCAATCTTTAGGGAACGGGGTAGGAATAGGGATTGGAATGGCGTTGGCTAATCCTAAGAATACAGTTTATGTGCTTTGTGGTGATGGGGAAATGGACGAGGGGTCTTTTAGAGAGTCTACAGATTATTTTTATCATTACATAAACACTTTAGCTAACCTAAGAATAATTGTTGATTACAATGGATTTAAAGGTCTTTTTATGTCAGACCAAGTTCCGTCCTATTTAAATGTTATAGACGGTCACTCGATTCAAGAAATAAAAAATTGCAAAGATAATATGATTATTGCAAACACAATCAAAGGCAAAGGTCTCCCATTCTTAGAAAACACCTTAGAGAGTCATTACAAGCGTTTGAATGAAGAGGAGTATAAAGAGTGCGTAAAGATTTTATCAGCGAACTAATTAAGAAGGCCGATAAGGATCATCGGGTAGTTCTGATCTCTGAGGACGTGGGATGGGGAGTGTTAAACCCATTCTGGGAAAAGCATCCTGATAAATACATCGCAGCCGGAATCCGTGAACAGTTAGCCGTCAATATGGCGGTAGGGCTGGCTCTATCAGGTAAAAAGGTGTTTATTTATGGAATAATCAACTTCATGCTGTACCGTGCCTTTGAGCAAATTAGGGCTTACGTTGATTACCTAAAGTTAGATATTAAGCTGGTGGGAGTCGGCAAGGATATGACTTATAAGAGCTTGGGCCATACTCACTGGGCCACTGAGGATAAAAAGATCATGAAGTGTCTTGATAACTTCAAGATATTCGAACCAAAAGAAAAAGACTTTAAAGAGACGTTTGAAAAGATGTATAAGGCAAAAGGCCCGTGCTATATGAGGCTTAAATGAGAGTAGCTTTTTTAGGCGCTAATTCACAGGTCGCCAGAAGTGTTTCCCCGTTCTTTTTGGGTGCGATCCCTTTAAGCAGAAATCTAAAAAACTACGGCTCCCTAGCCGGACTTAAATTAGATGCAATAGTTAACTGTGTTTGTAAGTCATCACCTAAAGACACGACAGATGATGTGATTAAAAAAGAACGTGAAGAAATTCTTTCATACGATACTCTTTGCATGGAGTATCTAAAGAACAATCCAGAAACTGTTTATATTCATATCAGCTCAGGGGCTGTTTATTCTGAGAAGGACAGTGAATACAAAAACCTAAAAATGGAGATTGAGAAGAGGCACAGGGAATCAGACTTAAACATTATTGACCTAAGATTGTTCTCTTACTTCTCAAGGTTTATAGATCACGATAACGGTTTCTTAATGGCCAATATATTAAAGGCAATCAAGAACGATGAGACTTTGACGGTAGATGATCCTGATTTGAAACGTGACTACATCCATCCGTTTGATTTGTATCAAGCGATCATGGCTTGTGTTAATAAGAAGGGAAATAGGGCCGTCGATGTTCATTCTAAAGAGCCACTAGTTTTAAAAGATCTTATAAACATTCTTAGCATAAAAACAAAGCAAGGGATTATTACTTTTAAACGTGTTTCTAATTACTATCTCCCTAATTATCATCATGAATTCAACCCCAAGATCACATCACTCCAGACCATCTTAAATGAACTAAACTGGGCGCTATGAATCAGTACGAATTAAACTTTGAATTCTGGGCTGGGAAAAGGGTTTGTATTATTGGCGGGACTGGTACGCTAGGAACTCAGATAATCAAAGAACTGTCTCAATGGAATATTCCTATTAGGGTTTTCTCAAGAGACGAATACAAACAAAATACAATGAAACGGGAATTCAAGAATGTTGATTTCTTTCAAGGGGACATTTGTAAGAAGGATTCTTTAGAAGAAGGGATTTTAGGATACGACGTGATTATTAATGCAGCCGCCAATAAAGATTTAGTGTCCTGTGAGGATAACCCATCAAACGCCTTAGATACCAACGTCATAGGCAACAGAAACTTAATGCATCTAATGTTAAGAACTCCTGAAAAGAAACTTCTTTACTGTTCAAGCGACAAGGCGGAAGACCCTGTTTCTTTTTACGGATGCTCTAAGCTCATGGGTGAGTATTTTGCTAAAAGAGTAAAAGACCATAGGATCACACGGGCGGGGAATTACTGGGCATCTAGACGGTCAAATATAGAACACTGGGACGCTTTATACCTTAAGGGTGAAGAGTTAATTGTCCATGATCCTGCAATGACAAGGTTTTATATAAGCACTGAGCGAGTGGCTAGGTTTAATCTGTGGACTTTAGAACAACAACCAGGCATCTACTACCCAGAAATGCTTTCAGTTTCAAACGAGGAGATTATTAAAAAGAGATATCCAAAAGCTAAGATAAAAATCATCGGAGCACAGCCAGGCGAAAAGATCCACGAATTAGTAAATGGTGTATCTAGTAACTCCAGCCAATATTTAGCATCCTATGAAACAATGATGGAGAGCCTGTGAAGATCTGCCCGTTAATGCTGAAGTTTGACTATGGGATCGCTGACAAAGGCGTGAGCTTAGAACGTAAAATATTCCTTCCTGCTTTACAAGAACGATTTAAAATTAACGGAGATTATCAAGATGAATGTGTGCCTTTTTGGTTAGAGGATCATGGGTTTAAGACAGACCCCGAAGGTCTGCAATTAAAAATAATGGATTTTATTACAGAGCAAAAACCGGACGTTGTGTTTACTGTTTTAATGGAATATGAGATTACGCAAGCAACATTAAAATGGATCAAGGCCCAAGGGATTAAAGTTATTAACTTTTTTTGTGACTCTACATGGCGTTGGGAGTGGGTTAAGACTATTGCCCCATGCTTAACACATGCTTTTGATACTGATTATTTCTCTATTTCTAAATATGAGGAGCTAGGTTGCCAAGGTATTTACTGCCAGTGGGGATGGTATGAAAGATTTATTAAACCTGAGAACGAGCCTTATAAATACGACGTTTCATTTATCGGTGGATGGAATCTAGCTAGGCAGTGGTATGTTGAATCTCTTTTGCCAGAAGTTAAAGTCGAATGTTTTGGGCAAGGCTGGCCAAACGGTAGGGCGAAGCTTAGGGACGTAATCCCATACACCAAGATTAATTTAAACCTATCAAACTCCATGCCTACAGATGTTCGTTTCTTTCAATGGCTTCAATCTAAAAGGTTGCAGATGAACAGCGGGAAAATAGGCGAGCAAATCAAGTTAAGACATTTTGAGATTCAAGGTTATGGGGCGTTTCAATTAAGCCCATACGGTGCGTACATGAATAAAGAATTCGACGGGGGACTTTACGAAATGATTGATTTCTACGCAAATATTGATGAGCTTAAAAAGTTAACTTTGCACTATTTAAACTTACCTATTACGGACGAGATATATAGTTTGCATACTGCAATAAAAAGAAATATGCCTAACTATCAATTAGACGGTGATCTGGGAACGTCTTTTGCCGACAAGCTGTTCTCTGCTTTTGGGCAGGCTGGAATATGAAACAAGCTGTTCTGTGGGTTGATGATTTTTATCTAAACAACCGCATATTTGATCTTAACGATCCCATATCTAATAGGGATAACTGCCTATATCACTATTGGCTACTCAAAGAAGAATTTAAAAAACATGATATTGATCTTGTAACCCAAGATCTACAGAACAACCCAGAATTCACTATTTTTAACGACATGCCAGATAAACCGCCTTTTCAATGTGGCACAGAAAAAAACTATTTAATTATCTGGGAGAGCGAAATTATAAAACCAAATAATTGGTTTAAGCCTGCTCATGCTCCGTTTAAAAAAATATTCAGTTGGTACGGAAAGTGGAGAGACCCAAAGTATATTAAGTATTATTGGCCAGTTAAAAAGATCCCCATGATGGAAACGCCAAAGACAGAGTTTTTGTGCATTATAAACAGCAACAAATCAAATGCTCACTATAAAGAGCTTTATTCAGAACGTCGAAAGGCTATTGAATACTTTGGAGATCGAATCCATGTCTATGGCCATGGATATAATCCGATTCCTAATAAATTAGAAGTTTTAAGTAAATATAAGTTCTGTATTTGCTTTGAGAACGCTTACGATATCGATGGTTATGTCACAGAAAAGATCTGGGACTGCCTTCAGGCAGGGACTATTCCTATTTATATCGGGGAAAATATTTTAGTGCCAAAATACACATTCAATGGAGACTATAAAGCGCTAGACAAGTTCATGACTGAGATGGACGACACGACTTTTCGCATAACTCAGGAAATCATTAAGAAAAGACTTGATTTTGAAGAAAATTATAAGTCTGAAACGTGGGTCAAAACGATAGTCGATAACATACTGCAATAAAAAGCAAGGCATTTATTTCTTGGCTATGGGTAACATCCCGTTATGTCATACACACTTAGAATCGACTGCGTTCAAACAACTTTAGATAGCGACGAAACCGAGTTAGATCAAAGCGATTACACGATTTCAGAAACATTCAATAACAAAAGTATTTTAAATAGAGCTTATGCCACAGGAAACAACTGGTATGCGATCCCTTACGGATTCAGCCCGACTCAAACATTCAGCTCTGTATTCTTAAAGATCCTTTCGGATCAAGGCATCTCTGTTAAGTTAAATGGATCAAATGATTACACTTCAAACGTTAAGACGTTTATTTTTCAGGGTGATTTAACTCAGTTACAAATTCAAAATAATTCAGATGCTGTGGCCAATGTCCAAGTAGAGATCTATGACAACAACTGATTTAGAGGCTGAATTAGAAAAATTAAAAACGTCACATACTAAAAAAGTGACGAAAGAACTAAGAATAAAAATAGCCGAAATAGAACGGCAAATAGAGGAGAAGAAAAATGCCTAATTTAACTGGAGAGTACGGACTAAATTTTAATATCGTACAAAATGCCTTCACATACAACACGGGATCGGTAACTACTGTCTACTCAATACAGACTACAGTTTCAACCCCTTCGCTGCTTACTAGCCAAGTCGTTTATTCGCTTGATGGGGTAGTAGGGACAACTCCTTATGCGTTAACTGTTAATAACTTGCAAAACTACACTGGAACCGGACAGCAGGTTTATATGATTGGCGCTTCCTCTGGTGTTATCAGCACGAAATTATATTCAGTGATGGTCTATAACAGCTCAACGGGTGCAAATATCGTAGTTAAGACTTCAAGCACTTCACCGATTTTCCCTGCTAGTGAACGGATGACCATCAAGCCAGGACAAGGCATGGGATACGTTTACGGAAACGGCGAAACAGTTGGAGCGACAACCTGCCAAATCTCTATTGAAGGATCGGCACAAAGCACACAGCACTCTGTCTATATCATAGGAGTTTAAATGCTCTTCAAAGATGTAATCGCTAAAATCCGATTTAATACATCGACTACGGATGATTTATCTGGGAATACAAATCAACCGCTGTTTAATAATGCTGTTTTAGTCAGTCAGTTAAACTTCGCTTTAGACAGATACGCAAATTACACAAAATCAATCGAAGGGATTTATTCCACTCAAGCAGATAACGAAGTGAACAGCTTTAGTCCTCCTCCGGATGTTCTTAGGTCTCGTGGTGTTCGATTTGTAATGATCTACAACAAAGGGCTTCGCTACCCACTAATTGAAAAAGACCCTAACAATGTATACGGGAATTTCTATGTACAGAACATCTCAGGCATACCTGGCTGGTTCCTATACTGGGGAGATACGGTAAAAGATATCATCCAGGTATTCCCAACAAACTCAGTGGCTCCTATTACAGCCACGCTAGCCCAAACAATCAGCGCAACAGACACGACCATTAACCTAGTTGAGCAAACAAACCTCCCTTTAAGAAACGGAAGAATAACCATCGGATCTGAAAAGATCCTTTACAGAGTTTTAGACGGAACGCAACTTCAAGAATGCACAAGAGGCATGGAAGACACAACGGCAGCGGAGCATTTCGCTAGTGAAACCGTGTTAGAAAACAACTGCCATGTAATGTACCGAAAACTACACTGGAAAGCACAGGTGGGGCCATCTCCTGAGTACAGAATTGATGATATTTATGCAAACAAGAAAATGGAAATTCCAGATGAACATATTGAAGCGATCACCGACTGGACTTCTTACAAACTGCTTAAAAAAATCCCTTCTCAACAGGCATTGGCGGAGACATACAAAATAGACTTTGAAAAATGGTTAGAGGAAGCGAAATGGGATATTGCTAAAGGGCGCACTGAGATTCAAAAAACAGATGATGTTCGTGATCAATATTGGTTTGAGTCTGAAGAGACAGCCTATAGGTACTTCTAATGCGACAAGTACGCTTTAGAGGATTTAGAAACGATATCGGATCAAATTACACATCCCCTGACTTTTTGCGAGCTGTGCAGAACTTCGACTATGACGATTTAGACGGGGCGAATAAAACCCTATTTCCAGCAGTAGTAAATACAGAAGAATTTGTTTCTGGGTTTAATATCGATAACGGATTTGAGTACAAATATTTAGATGAAAACAATGTTTTACAAACAGAACAAATAGTCGTTACAGGTGGGGAGATATTTAAGGACGTTTTAGGAACAGCAACAAGTATTTACTCAGGGCTGACTACAAACAGCGTATGCAGGTTTGCGGTATTAAATGACAAGTTATTTATTACTAACGGAGTTGATTTCTGTTTGGTTTATTGGGGCGCAAAAGGGATCATCTACGAAATGGGCGCTCCGGCCGTTGAAGCGACTTCAAGCGGCGGGAATCCGAACGGGACTTATCGATACGCTCAGACTTATGTGACTTCGGGAGGAGAGGAAATTGTAGGTACTGTCTCCAACTCTGTCACAGTTAACAATCGTCAAATCACAGTGAATCTGACTCTAGGATATTCCGGAACCACTTCAAGAAAAATATACAGGACTACAGGATCGGGAGATACTTACTTACTACTAGCGACTATCTCAGATAACACAACAGAAACCTACACAGACAACATCGCCGACGGTTCTTTAGGTGTAGCGATCGGAACCCCTAATAACGAGATCCCTAAATTTTACTTTATTGAAAATTCTTATAATAAAATTGTGGGGGCGGTCTCTGATATGTACCCCACGCAGATTTTCCCAGGCGATTCTGCGATTGAGGTTCTAGACGCAGCCTCGTTTTCTGACATCTCAAACATAGCCGGAGACAATACCAAGGTCTTAGGAATGAATCAGCAATTTTCACAGATTGTCGTCGGGTCTCATGCGAACTGGTACTTAGTGGATGTGTCCAGCTCAACTGTTACGGTGCAGCCTACCTCTGTTAATGTGGGGATTGCTTATAACGGTGGTTATTCAGTAGTAAACATCCCAGCAAACGGGAGCTTCCCAGGTGGGGTGATGTTCTTGTCATCCATGAATGATATTCGAATCCTAAACGGACTTACTGGAGTAATAGCAGCCACAATTAACAACGTAGAAACCGAGAACTGGGCGCAAGTCATTAAAGGTTCACTAGATGCCCAAGTTCCTTCAGCTGCGAATATCTATGGTTATTTCTATGACTATAAATATCACATAATCATCGGACAGCTGATTTTTACTTTTAACACTAAGACTCTCGGATGGTCACAAATGAGGTTCTTAACAGAAAACTACGACTCAACACCTAACGTACTGTTTGAGTTTGGAAACAAGTTATACGTCGGACTACAAGGCCAAAGCTATATAGAGCTAATGTATCAATATTTTACTTATCACGGAGAAGATTACACGGCCACGCTTCAGACAGCTTCGATCCCTTGTAAACCAGTGGAAACCGAGAATGGAACCAACTACTCGATCACTACAGAGTATAAATATTTCGAGGACATCATTATTTATTTTGTGAATTCAGGTAGCAACAATTTGCAATATACGATCACAGTTGACGATGACTACACTAACCAAGTCAGTGGAGAAATTAAAATCCGTGGAGGATATTATGATCAAAACTTTTATTCGTCTAATTATTACAGCGTCTCAAGTGACCCTGAAAGTTTTATTGTGGTTAGGATTAATCGCCATGGAAGGTATCTCAATCTTAAGCTCACTTCTGAGGCGGGTGTTCCGTATTTTAGGGGGTATGAGCTAAGAGGTGAGGGAATCTAAGATTTTGGAATGTTTGTCTCTTCACTATTACGACATGGCAAAGCGTAAGTTTAAAAGAGAAAATGTTTTGAAAGACTGGAACATACAATATTGGAATGATGGAATTATTGCTTGGAAACCATATTTAGACGGAATAGAAGTAGCTCCGTTTAGAGGGCCAAAGAGTAAAGACTGGGCAAAGTTGGTAGTAGATAAATGTATCGAGTTAGTTAAAAAAAATGGAGCGAATAAGATTTACGCTCAAGCGGTAGGGTTTGAAAGATATATGAAAAAAAACAAATTTACTAAATTAGAAAATATATATGTGAGGGATTTATGCCACCAGTAGCAGGTTTAGCAATGGGAGCTTTAGGAGCAATCGGAACCGCTAAGGCTGGTTTTGATACTGTAAACGCTGCCACAGGCGGAATGATAGGAAATACTATCGGGGGAATTATTAATAAAGGGCCCGGTGGGGGGAACGATCCTTCAGCAGCTATCGCCGCAAACAACAGAGCTCAAGCAGTAGCACAAAAGCAAGCTTATGATGAATTGATTGCTCGAGGCCAAGGACAGTTTGACACTGGAGAAACTCAGTTTCTAAAAGAAGCTAACCAAGCTCCTCCAGAAATGTTGGCGGCTCAACAAGCGTTACAAAACAAAACATCGGCTGGTTATAACGAACTTCAAGCGGGTTTATCTAAAGGCGGTGTTCGTGGTGGACAAGCAGCAACTCAATTACGTCGAGGGGCTGGGGACTTACAGCAACAACTAGACACAATGGCTTTCCAAGAAGCGCAACAACGTCAACAAGCTAAATTAGGTTATTTTGGAAATAAGGCGCAAACAGGACAACGGGCAACTCTGCCAGGTCAACCAGCGCCTACAGTATTGCAATAAGGAGAAGATATGGCATTTGTAAAACAAAAAGGAATCGAACCGGTGCAACCTAAGCAACCACAAACAACTAATCCAGACGATTATATTGATCAATATTTACAATCTCAGATGCAAGCTCCTCAAAGAGGATATCAAGCGGGCGATCCGTTAAATTTCGATACTGGCAAAGCTTTTGAGAATGTAAATACTAAATTGCAAGGTGGGGATGTTTTGGGTGCGGCTGGGGCCGGTCTTGGTGAACTTATGAATTTTAACAAAGCCAAAGATTTACAAAAAGAAAACTACCAAAACACTTCTGACTTCGCAGCACAACAAGCCAACGAAGCAACAGATCCTTATTTAAGACAGGCTTTGCTAGAAAAATATCAGACTAAAAAAGGCACTGAAGCCGCACAAACTCAAGCCTATAACGACCTTATTAAAGAACGAGGCAGGAACGCTTTAGATACCATTAAGTTTAAGGGTCAACAAGAGTTAGACAGAGATAAGATTACTGCTGATTTAAAGAAAGCTGAATTAGATCGTCAAATGCAAGCTTACTTAGACAAACAAAATCGAGAATTGAAATACGCTGAATTGCCAGGAGATGAATTAACTCCTGAAGAAAAATTAGTTTATGCAAAAAGAGCTATAGAGAAAAAGAATGTTCCGTTAAAGAATAAGCATGGCAAATTAATAAGCTGGATACCAGGCATGGGCGGTAAGCAAATAGATAAAACAGCGTTACAGGCTTTAGTCGACAAAGAAACTACAAGATTGGCAAAACAATGACATGGCAACCTCAAAGGAACTTAAAACATTTCTAGCCAACTATAATAATGTTGGCGCTCCGGCTCCAGAAGACGATTTAGTCAGCCAATTTCTATCTAATGCAGAGCCAGAGAAAAAGACTGGAACACTACAAGCTTTAATTGCTTCTACTAAAAAATCACTAGGAGAAGACATTACTGGCTTTGGGAATGTAGTTTCAAAAATTGGCCCAATGGCAGTTAAAGAACAAATGATCGAGCCAGGCCAAGCTCCTTTAACGATGGCCGATGTTTTAGCTGGAAAAGCGCCGAAGTTAAAAAAAGAATATCAACAAACAGATCCAAACGTTATCCAAAAGCTTGGAAATTTCACTAGCGAGCTGACACCAGAACAACAGCAAGCAATGGCAGAAAATAAAATTGCTTCTACTGTCGGGACTATTGCAGGAAAACTTCCAGGGGTTTTAGCAACTAGCGCTTTGGTTCCAGAAGCCAACTTAGCCAGATTGGGGAGCTTGGCTAAGATTGGAGTCCAAGGCGCACGAGCTGCAGGCGCACAAGGTTTATATGATCTAGCAACAGACAAAGGTGTCCAACCAAGCAACTTACTTTTAGCGGGTGCGTTCGGAGCAGGCGCACAAGGTCTCGGAGAGCTTGTTCCTAAATTATCTAAGTTAATGCCCAAAAAAGTAGAGCAGATAAAAAAAGGCGCTAAGGCTCTGGATGATTTGCCTACTGAAAAGAAAATCAGTGTTGCAAATGTTTTAAAAGGAAATCTTTCGAAAGAAACTTATGAGGACGTGGCCGCCAATCCTTACGTTCAAAATCAAATCATTAATCGTGGCGGGTCTATTATTAAAGAGACCCCTGAGATTCTTGATGATGCCGCAAATGAAACAAGATTATTTTATAAGAACCTACCCAAAGTAACCTCTAAACTTTACAAAGATGCTGGGATCACAGACACCACAAAAATAGGCGTTGATGACGCTTTATTTAACGCAAAGACAATGCTTAAGAACTTCCAGAAGGATGCCATAGGCGATGAGATTTTAGACGTTAAAAAAGCAGCTAATATTATTAAGGACATCGAAAGAAAAACTAAAGCAGGAAAACTTACGTTCGCACAAGTTAAGAAAATGGAATCCACACTAAAAGATTTAACAGAAAAGAATCTATCCGACAGAGGAACTTATACAAACGTCGCTAAGTTATACCAAAACATCAAGAAGGAATTAACTACTGCTAAAAACTCTTTGCCTGCTCTAAAGAACGCTGGCACTAAGTTTAAAAACATGATTGAGACTGAAGGATTCCTAGAGGACATTTTAAAAGTTGACACCACTAGAGGCGATCTGTCTTTAGAAAACAAACTTGTCAGCAAAATTCTTACTTCAGAACAAGCCAGAACAATGTTAGATAAACTCAAGGGATTAATTGACGACACTCCAGGGGCTAGTTCGGCATTCATTGATAAGATTAAATTTGCTCAGGCTGCCAATGACATAGCAAAAGCAAAGGCAGTTACACCGATGGGATTAAGCAGACTTCCTGTTTTAAAGTATTTACAAAACATTCCAGGGCTAGGAGATCCGTCAACAAAGATGCAAGTCTTAGCTAGAAACGCAAGAGCTGGACGAGTTTCACTACAGCCTGGCCAAATGATTAAAAGATCAAATTTGCCTTTGTTAGATAGCGTCATAAATACAGCTAGGGCAAAAGCTTCTATGGTTAACTTAAAAGCTCCTAATATTCCTAGCTTCGCAAAACCAAACTTAAATAAATTAATGGACGTGATTCCTAGGGCGGCAATAAGCTCACAGAAAAAAGCACAAGTTGATAATAACCGTGATCCTGCTGGAAAGCGTCAACCAATGATCGACACAGACCAAACCATGCTTGCTTCTTTGGGAAGATTTGTGCAATGAAAAGCAATCAAAAATATATAGAAGGAAAGGTAGTCTAAATCATGGCTTCACCAAGGTTCAGTGATTTTTTAATTTGGGTAGGAAAAGCGCTTACTAATACCCAATGGAATGCAAACTTACAAACTATTATTAATTATTTAACAGACGATTACGACGTATCGTTTGGTTCTGTAGAAGCAAGTTCTATGGACGTATCGGGAACGGTCACAGCTGGCTCGTTTTCTGGTGATGGATCAGACTTAACAAATCTCCCTTCAGCTTCCTCTAGTTCCTATCCTTATAGGCTAGTAGGTGGGCTCTCAAAGGCTTCTGGTTATCCTAACTTTCTCACAGTTACATCTACAGACAGATCTGTGACTTTGTCAGCATCTACTACGAATGTTTTCACCGCTGTTATCAACGGAACCACTGTAGAAATTTCTACAAGTCTTGTTATTTCTGGTTTAACCGTAGCGCCTTCCTCAAACAACACATGCACGATTTCAACAGCGATTCTTTACAACGGATCAACTTATACAAAAACAGAAGGCGAGTATGGTGATACTGCGATAAACATTCAATCAATAGGGACTTCTATTTCTGCGCTTAATGGAACTGTGCAAGGATTTAAAGTTGGATCTACTGAATACTTTCAGGCGTTTGTAAACACAACTTCTTCTTTACTTCAGAACATTACTAGAGGAGATGGGGACGGAAACAGACTAGCGTTGTCCACAAACAACACAATCACACTACAAAACATAAACTATATCTTTTTAGATTCTAGTGCGACTCTTTACGCTTCCACTACTTATCCTAAGAGAGTTCCCACAGCCCCTACAGCTACTTTAAACGCATATTATTTTAATACCTCTACTAAGAGCTGGTATTTCTGCGGTGACGGTGCAAATTGGGCTATAACAAACAGAATCCTGTTAGGTCGTGTTTATTGCGATACCACTTCATCTAGAATGGTTCAATGTGAGGATTGGGACACGACTTCTTGGACTAACTACAATCAAACAGCTATTGAATATCTCTCGACTAACTCAGTAAGAGTAAGAGTTGGGTCTGTTGATATTTCAACAACCAGAATTATTGGAGATTTTTCTAACGGTACAAATTTAGTTTTGTCGACTTCTAATATTGCGGAGACCGTTTCGGTTGTTTCTACAAACACCTTGTATCACATGTATTTAAAAAACCCAGACGCAACTCCTATTTACTCAACAGTAAGTCCTAGACAAAAGTATTACAACGGAAGAGGCCAGTACCTGCACCCGACGGATTACTGGAGATGGATTGGTTGGGTTTATAACGATAGCACTTCTCAAATAGTTCATTTTAGACAAGATGGTGGTGACTACGAATATCACACTGGAGCGGTGGCTAACGGAGATTCTTCTGCAGTGTTGCCAGGTTCCGCTGCAATATCCACGACATCTTCAACTATTGAATTTAAAACCTCCCCACCGCAAGCAAGTTCGGTCGATTTCCAAGTCACGACTGCTTCTATAGCAAATCTTTACACCTATGACCGTGGTGATGCAAACGGTATGGGAATTTTGAGAACTGATGTCACTTCGCAACCGACACCAACAATGAGAATGCAAAACTCGACGGCTCAATTAAGAGCTGGCGACACAGGAACCGCAGCGCCGTATAAATTAAGGTTTAACCCATGATCGAACTAAAACAAGCTTTTAAAAACTTTTTAATCTCAATGATAGGCCGACGAATGGTGTTTGCATTCATAACCAACGCCGAAAAGTGGGCATTAATGGCTTTTATAGAACGTGGTTTAACTCTCTCGTGGGAAATGGTGACTTTGATTATTTGCAAGGACATTGTAATTCTGGCCTTGATCGGGCTCGTCCAGTTCGAGAAAATACAATTAAAGGCAAGTGTTGGATCATGACTCAATCATTTGTAGACGTCTCCGAATATAAAACTCTCGAACAGAGAATGGTTAAACAAGAGACCGTTACTAATGACATGTATAAAATGGTCAAAGAGATGCATGATGTGTTTATCGGATCACTGGGACAAACTCCGTTAATAACAAGACTATCAGAGGTAGAAAAAGACATCACAGAGATTAAAGAAGCTCACGCAAAAGATCGTTGGCTAGTGATGGGGGGAGTTTCTGTACTAGCTTTTTTCTTTAGTATATTTGGAGATATGGCAAAAAAGGTGCTAGGTTTATGAAATGGATCATTGGTTTATTTACCTTATTGTTGTCTTTGTTCTTTGGCTTGTTTGGACGGCGTAAAAATGAAATACATAAAGACGTTAATGCTTTTACTCCTTCTGTTAAGTACTCTATTCTCAATTCCGACTTTCTCAGACGTTCCGACAAGTAATTTAGACCTCATAACGACCAGGTACCTAGAGGCAATCGAAGCCAAGGCAGAATATAAAGCCCGTAAAGAATCACTAGAAGGTGAGCTTACTTATTTGCGTATCCAAAACATTGCTTTGTTTTTCGTAGTAGGGTATATGGCGACTAAATGATTGATCTAATTAAACTCATTTTCAGATTGTTCTTTAAACAGATCGAAACAATACCTATTAAGTCTGAGTTACCTTATAAACACTTAATCGAGTCAGAGACAGCCAAAAGACTAGGAATACTTAACGAACCTAATGAAGAGCATATAAAAAACTTACAACAGCTAAACCTAAGGATCTATACACCCATAAAAACCGGATTAGATAAATTAGGAAAGACGTTGGCGGTTACATCTGGTTTCCGTTCGCCTGAGCTAAACAAACACGTTGGGGGGTCTCCTAATAGTGACCATATGAAAGGTTGCGCTTTAGACCTGATTTGTGAGTCGCCTGAATTCCTATTTAAGTTTATCAAGGGTTTAGACTTGCCATATTTTCAACTAATAAAAGAACCTAGCTGGTGTCACATCTCTATTAGATTTGCAGAAGAGCCCAGAAAACAAGACTTAGAAGCCTATGAAGAAAACGGACAAATGAAGTATCGCTCAATTTAAAATTGCAAGCGTTAATTTAAAACTCCCTTTACAGCCACTAAAAAGCGTTTGTTATTCTAGCCGTCTAGGAGAAATCATGAAAACATTAATCAACTTATTATCTTGGGCTTATAACAAAGAAAACAAAACAGTCGTTATTATCTTGGCCTTAGCCGTTGTATTAGCAATCTTAATTGGGGCGTTTGCTCCATTGCCAGCTAGAGACGTGACCCCATCAGGTTATCCGTACGATAAAGAGGTCTATGGGTTTAAATTAACAAGCGGTTTCAACGCTAAAAGAAGTTACGGCCTGCATAGGGCATGGGATATTGCTTTACCCGTTGGCACACCACTTAAAGCCACAATGGATGGGGTGGTAAATTTTTATTATCACGACAGGGCGGGAATGTATGTTTCGATTACTAACTGGCCGTACGAAGTTCAATATATGCACTTGTCAAAATCAGAGCTTAGAAACTTAAAAGATGGCAGAATAGAAAAAGGCCAAGTAATAGCGTATACGGGAATTTCAGGAGAGAGTACGGGCCCACATGCTCATATAGTTGTTTTGTGGTTTGGTAAGCCAGTTAATCCTGATCCGTATTTTAAGGCTCTTATATAAACAAAATCGATTATTTTATACATATTGATTAGCACATATATCATTTTTTGATATAATATTTACCACCGCTTAACTGGTTATCTCACCGGTTAGGCTATAAGGTGATGAGAGAATCGCCTAAAAAGCGTCGGCACAACCTTCCTTCATGGTGGGAGCCTGTACAGCGTGTGTCGTGAGATAAGCCCATCGCCGAGAATAAACAACTCGGCGTGGCACTCTAAAGTCTCATTACAAGCGATATACGCCTATTACAGCCTTTAAATAGTCGGTTAGAAGAATAGATCCGAGGCTTTAGGTTTATTAAGGGATTCTAGTTTGGTTTCGTAAATAGATAGCAACTCTTCAAGGCTCCCCCTATTTACTTTAAAAACGTAGTGAGAAACGGTGACAAGATTGTGGTATTCATCGGCTCCAAATTTTTGGATATACATATCTGTATAGACATGAGGTTGCCAAACATGTCTAAAGTTACAGCGAGCGCATTGAGCAAAACAGTTTTTTTCATTCCATCGGGTAGCATGTTGTTTACGGCTGATTAAATGACCGCCGTGCATGTCGGTAGGATTGTCTGGTATACACACTCCACAAGTGAAACATCTCCAGTTATCACGGACACGGACATACATTTCAAAAGCATGGTCGAGCTTTTTCTTTAGAGACTTAAGGCTAGGCTTTTTTTGTTTCTTTGGTTTTGGAAATTTCATTATACGTTTTAGCCGTATGCTCAAAGGCTCTTGTTAATAATTCTGGCAGAATATTTTCTTTAGCAAATTTAACAATTTCATCTATTGAGACAATCTCAAAATTCTTTTTTTCTTTTTCAAAATGTTTGTTGCAATTATTACAAAAAAAAGTCTCAGTTTTCTTTCTGTTCTCTGTATTCCCCCACTTTACAGCGGTACTACATCCACAATATTTGCATTCTTGAGCCATACAAATATGCTAGCATAATCTCGCCTAATTTTTTCATGATGTCCCTCGGTGTGGCCATCGGGGGATGTTAAAAAATAACGCTTGCAATTTAATTTCAAATACAATGTATAATGTTCTGGGTGGGCATAGGTGTTAGTAGTGTTTCCCCTATCCTACCCGCCCTTTTTTTAGGGCAAGGGCAAAACACTATAAATCGTTTGGAGAGAAGGAAACACTATGCACATAGAATTCACAACAATACTTCATCGTATTCAAAAGAAATTTGATCTTACATTGAATGAATATGCAATATGCAATTCAATAAATTATCTTCAAAACACACAAGAGCACTACACACGAGCTAGCGCATTATACTTAGCTAACTTTATAGGAATAAATGAAAGTACCGCAATTAGAATTTTAAAAAAATTAGAAAAAAAAGATTTGGTTAGAAAAATGAAACGTACTTTAACTAACCATTATTGCACAACTGATAAATGGAATGATGAATTTATTCAGGAAAATTATCCACAAAGTAATACTAAACATGGCAAAACGCCTATCAGAAGTAGGCAAAATGCCCAGTTCAAAGTAGGCAAAACGCCCACTAATATATACTCTTATAAAGACAATATAAAGACGCATTTTTTAAAAGAATCTGTGGATAAGTCGGAATCCAAACTACAAAAAAACAAAAGATCAAACGGCCTTATAAACATTCAAAACATTCTTAATCATCCTGACTTTGCGAGCTTAAATAACGAGAACAATGGTTGATTAGATGCTTGACTTTGTGGGCATAATCAGTCAAGATTAAGGAGAGGTGGATTATGAAGAAAATATTTCACACATACGACAAATGGGAAGACTACAAGAATGGTTTGTTTTCAACTAAAGAAAAAGACGACGATGATTTGGTTGTGGAATTATGTGGCAAATTACTATCAGATCAAAAGTTATTTAAAAGCGCAATTGAAAGAATGACAAAAAGCTGGCCGTATTCTACAGAAGAAAACCTATCAGACACAGGAATAAATAGACGTGCTTGGTTAGGTCAGGCTTCGTGTTGCTATGAGTTTGGAGCAAGGGATTCTGTTACTAAATTAGCTTGGAATAAATTAGACCAAAAAACCCAAGACGAAGCGAATCAAACGGCAACAGATTTTATTAAAAAATGGGAATTAGAACATGCCTAAAAAATATATTGGAACAGATGTTTATAGCGAAGCCAAAAAACGTATTGAATGGACATTTGACAACTTTAAAAAAGTTTATGTTTCTTTTAGCGGTGGCAAGGATTCGACAGTGATGCTTCATATGGTGATGGATGAAGCGATTAAAAGGAATAGAAAGATAGGATTAATGACTGTGGATTTAGAGGGGCAATATAAATTAACTATAGACCACATTCAGAAATGTTTTGATATGTATAAAGATTATGTTGATGCTTATTGGGTTTGCTTGCCTATCCATCTTAGAAACGCTGTAAGTATGCACGAAACTCACTGGGTATGTTGGGATAAAGAAAAGAAAAAAGACTGGATTAGAGAGCTTCCAGAAATGGCAATTAGTGACGAGTCGTATTTTCCTTTTTTTGGTAAAGGAATGGAGTTTGAGGAGTTTGTGCCTGAGTTTGGTGAATGGTATTCACAAGGCGAAAAGTGCGCTTGCTTTGTAGGGATAAGGACAGACGAAAGCCTAAATCGATTCAGAACATTAGCTAATAAAAAGAAAATTACATTTGGCGAGAAGATGTATACAACCAGAGTTACTGAAAATGTTTATAACGTGTATCCGGTTTACGACTGGAATGTAGAAGACCTTTGGATATATCACGCAAAGAATCCCAACAAAAGACATAATGAACTTTACGACATGATGCACAAGGCGGGTCTTAGTTTATCTCAAATGAGAATATGCCAGCCTTACGGCGATGACCAAAGGCGTGGATTGTGGCTATTTCACTTAATAGAGCCAGAAACATGGGCAAAGATTGTTGCGAGGGTTAGCGGTGCTAATGGTGGGGCTTTATATATTCAAGAGAGCGGGAATATTAACGGATACAATAAAATTAAAAAGCCGGACGGTCATACATGGGAGTCGTTTGCCCGGTTTCTTCTTTCGACCTTACCACCAAAAACAAAAGAGCATTTTGAAAACAAGATTTTAGTATTTAGAAAATGGTGGATAGACAATTGTTATAAAGATGGTATCCCCGATGAAGCTGACCCAGTACTGGAAGCATCAAGAAAAGTCCCTTCATGGAGACGTGTTTGCAAGTCAATTTTAAGGAATGATTATTGGTGTAAGGGATTAGGTTTTTCACAACATAAAAGCGAAGCGTACGAAAAGTACCTAGCTTTAATGAGAAGGAGAAAATTAGAATGGAAAATGAACTAAAAGCACTAATTAAGAAGATAGAATCAATGTCTGACGAATCAAAAATAGAGGCTTTGAATAAAGCAAAGATAGCTATGCATGAAATAAGCCCTATGAAAAACGAGCCTGTTGATTGTGTGTTATGGATCAAGAATAAAGATATTGAGGCTAATGATTACAACCCAAACAGTGTTGCTCCGCCTGAAATGGACTTGCTAAAAATTTCAATAGGAAATGACGGGTACACTCAACCAGTAGTTACTTTTGACGAGGACGGAAAATATACGGTAGTAGACGGTTTCCATAGAACTAGGGTTTGCAAAGAGGTTAAGGAGATAAATGATAGGGTTATGGGTTATTTGCCAATAACTATTATTAGAGAAGATAGAGAGGGGAAGGCTGATCGAATAGCCTCTACTATTCGACACAACAGAGCAAGAGGCAAGCACAGAGTTGATTCAATGAGTCAGATTGTTTTGGAGTTAAAAAGAAGAAATTGGTCACCGAAAAAAATAGGTCGTGAATTAGGGATGGATGCAGACGAAGTATTAAGGCTTGCTCAAATTACTGGACTAGCGGAAATGTTCTTAGATAAAAGCTTTAGTGAGGCGTGGGAAGCTGATATTTCAGACGTTAAAGTTGAGGTAGCTTCATTATGAGATTAGTAATTAATAAATTACATGACGGTTATTTCGGTATCCGTTCTAACTTTGTAGAACGTGAGGATTGTGAAGTGATCTATAACGGAGAAAAATACCTAGTTAAACGTGGCACTAAACCACACCGGATTTCAAAGATACCTAGTAAGTTTGAAGAAACACCAATGACCATAAATATGTACAAGATTCCTGTGTTGGCTAGAGAAGAAGATCAATTGAGGTTATTTTGAAAGTCACAAAGATAAAACCAGTTAAAGCAGGTAACAAACGGGGCTCTATGTCAGACATGAACGCACACAAGAAGTTATCTGAGGCTATTAAAAGATTGAATATAGAAATGGGCTTGCCTGCTGATTATGGGAAGAAACTGAGGGCGATGTGAGGGTATTGGTAGCGTGTGAAGAATCTCAAGTTGTGACAAAGGCTTTTAGAGCTGAAGGACATGAAGCGTATTCCTGCGATATCCAGGATTGTTCGGGCGGTCATCCTGAGTGGCACATTAAAGGGGATGCTTTGGATCAATTAGACAAAGGTTGGGATTTAATGATTGCGCATCCACCATGTACCTATCTTTGCAATTCAGGGGTAGTCTGGCTTCATAGAGACAAAGCCAGGTGGGATAAAATGAGAGATGGGGCAGAGTTCTTTAAGAAGTTATTAAACGCAGACATAAAAAAGATATGTGTTGAGAATCCTATTATGCACAAGTATGCAAAAGAAATTATTGGAGTTAATCAGACTCAAGTTATTCAGCCCTGGCAATTTGGCCATGGAGAAACTAAAGCTACTTGCTTATGGTTAAAGGGATTAAATAAATTAGAGCCGACAAATATTGTAGACGGAAGAGAGCAGAGACTGCATAGACTACCGCCTTCAAAAGACAGGGCTAAATTAAGAAGCAAAACTTACGAAGGAATTGCAGAAGCTATGGCCAAACAATGGGCTTGACATAACCGTCGAAAAGGTATATATTGTCTGCATAGGGAGGACAAAATGAATAATTATCCAGCAGGAATGTCAGGAGCAGAGTTAGACGACGAAAGAACACTTGATCAGGTTATTGACGACTCAGACCGTAAAGAGATTGTAAACATGATTTTTGGCTACATGACACCACAGCTAGAAAAAGAGTTATTGAAAGAAATTATAGACAGCTTGTCTGTAAAAGAAGCCGAAACATTGATTGAGGATGTTTTATACCAAGAGCGAGCGTTAACTATTGCGAAGGATTTTATTAAAAGTAACTGTCCAGAAATAGCGGAATAAGGGGGGATAACATGACAAACATAGAAATATCAGTACCGGAAATATCAGGGCTTAATTTAATAGACTTGATAAAAGAGAAGAAAAAAGAACTTGAAAGCTTAGAGACTCAATTAAGCATGTTTAAGTTAGGAGCATTAAAGCAAATTAAGGACATGGGCTTAGAGAGTATCCGAAAAGACGGCTGGCAGTTTACCGTAGTTAAGATGAAGAAAAACGTGTTTCATGCAGACCGTGCCTGGGATATTGTGGAAGCGTCTGGCAAAGACTTGCAGCAATTCCTAACTATAGACAAAGATAAGTTTCAAATGGTTTTTACGGATGATAACGGGGCGTTTGAGAAGTTAGACGGTGCGGAATATCTTAAAATTACGGAGGTAAAAAAATGAGCGAATTAAAAACTATTAAATTGCAAGGAAGGGATTATGTCCAGGTAGCTGAAAGAATTAAGTATTTCAGAGAGAACTACAAAGACGGTCGAATTGAAACTGAATGCGAGATAACAAACTCAGACGGAAATCCACGGGTAATATTTACCGCAAAGATATATTTGTCAGATGTTCTGGTTTCTACAGCGCATTCGTTGAAAAATATAGTCAAAGAATTTGAGTTTGAAAAGGGAGAGACCAGGGCCATAGGTAGGGCTTTGGGAATATTTGGGATTGGCATTGACTGTGGCGTTAGCACTTACGAAGAAGTAAGGGAAGCGATAGGAGGTAATGAAAATGGCTAGGAAAAAACTAGGATTCTGGAAACGACTTTTAAGAAAGTTAAGAGGTAAATAATGGAATTTTTAAATTTAGTAATTATTATTTTATTGATTTTTATAGCTATTACAGTGGCAAATAAATAGGGAGATGAAATGAGCGAATTTAAAGAAAAAGATTTAACAGGTTCAGCATGGTTAGCTAAACACAAAGAGACCGGAGAAACTAAGCTAACAAAGAACGGCAAAGAGTATTTTTCAGGGAATTGTTTGATAGGTGGTAAGAAGTATTTTGTAACCCTATTTGATAACAGAGACGATAAGAAGTTTGATAAGAGCCCAGATTTCACGTTTATGTTTCAGGAACCAAAGTGGCAAGCTAAAGGCCAGAACCCTGTTACTCAGTTGCGTAATGAACCAGTGCAAATGCAGACCCCATTCTGATGAGTAGCGAACTAATAGCTAACGAGATAGCACAAGAAGAAAAGAATCTTAAAGAGATGCTTAACGCTCATAACGTAGTAGAGCAAGAAAAGCTACAGATTCAGAGACAGATTCTAGAACTGCAATTAAAGAAGAAGGACATGGAAATAGTGATAGATAAGTCGTCACACAACATAGGGCAGAAGAAAATAGAGATTAAGTTACTGACTCATAAGTTTTGGCATGAAAAGAATTTAGGAATTTAATAACGCCCAGTGTGGATACCGTCCCCCTAATTCCATGCTGGGTGCATATAAGAGGAGTGCTGTTTATGGGATTAAGGTATAGCGAGTGCAAGAGTTATATTCATTCGTTTAGCGGTAAAAGTGTTTTAGTTTGTCATTTGGGGGCATTAGGTGTGGGAGCTCTACCCTTTGATTATGATGAAAGCTACCTAGAATATGATGTTTGTACTGGTTGTATTCAAGGTGATACTGAATTTAATAAAGAAGGCAAATTAAAAGATTTTGTATAAGAGGAGAGAAAATGATTAATTCATGGAGTTTGTATTTAATAACAAGGTTGGACAACATTAATGAGTTGCTATGTATTCTATGTTTTGTGCTATTTATTACAATTTTTATATTAGGATTTTATACTTTCCATAGGTGGATGGAGTGCGAATTAGATGAAGATAATAATCCCAATATTATTAAATCATTCAAAATAGTTCTTATATGTTTTTTTATTATTTTAGGTATTCAAGCAATGGTCCCTTCTACAAAAGAGATGGCATTTATTATTTTAACGCCAAAGGTTCTGAATAATGAACAAGTTCAGAAATTACCAGATAATGCGTTGAAGTTTCTTAATAAGAAACTCGAGTCTTATATTAATGATTTGGACGGTGTTAAGTGAATAAAGAAAAGCTAATTAAAGAACTAAACAGACTAGGCGGATATCAAGCCATGGTGTCGGTCTACGGACATAATCGTCAGTATTGGCACTGGAGAGCTACTACTTGGGGAATAGAGCCTTATAAACAGTTGGTTGAATACGAGTATGTAAGACCACCAATCAAGATGAAAAAGATTGTAAGGAAATTCCGATTCAAGCTTGACAAGTAAGACGATTTAGTATAGACTCATAGGCAAGGGGGATAAATTATGAAAGCACAAATAAGTTTCTACGAAAGGCCTACACTAAGGATCACATATAAGAACTGGACCTACACAGGTTATTTGATCCACTTAATGGCAATAGCTTCGATACTTGGGTTTATCACAGGTGCGCTATGTTTATAAAACCAACTAAAACCCAACTTAGAAAAGGGCTTGTAAGAGTAATTTCTAAAAACTACTACGAAATCGACACCATGGTTGTATTCAAAGATAAGAAATCAGCCGTCCTAAAGCAGATAATAAACACTGCTTACAAAGGACAAGATGACACGGTTTTAAATTAAGAACCTGAAAAGGTTTGGGACAGTCGACTATTTGAAATAACTAATAGATTACCGCCCCCGCCCGTGATGACTGTGAGCGGGCTTTAAAAGAAGGAGAATGTATGGAAGATTTAAGGCCATTTATGCAAATGAATATGGGTAAAGATAGCAAAATAGTTCCAGAAGTAATCTCATTAAGAAATTGGTTTGCAGGACTAGCGATGCAAGCGCTTATGTCAAATGATATAGAAAGACCAGACGACAGGACTGCTAATTACGCATTTCATATGGCCGACGCAATGATTGAGGCTTCTAAGGAGAAGGTTAGCTAATGAGCCAACAAATTTTAACCGAAAAATTCAGCGACAATTTTGGTTATTATGGTGACATTAGGCGTGGAGAAGTTAAATTGCATGTAAACAATACATCAGACACCTTTGATATTGATATGTGGAATGATGGTAAGCAAACAGTTGGTGGATCGATTGAGCAATTAGATGCCTTATGGGAATGTATGAAAAGATTTTATAAGGAGACCAAATGAACGAACTAATAAAAGTCGGTGCGAAGGTTAGGGCGCATAATTGGGGCGAAGGAAATTATGCTGTAGTGACTGCTGTTGGCGAAACAAATTTTCTTGCAACTCATGTTCCAAAAAATCCTTTTGGAGAAGTTAGGTATGGATTTGAAGATACTACTTGGTCTGTTTACGAAGAACCCAAGAAAACAGTAATGATGTATCCGGCGTTATATAAAAACGATTTTAATTTTTATGTTGGTGGATATTTATTTTCTAACGAAAAAGACGCAAAAGAATATTGCCCCGGATTTATCAAACTCCTAACTGACAGGGGCATCGAAATAGAGATTAAGGAATAGCATGTCAAACTTATATTTTATATTGGCATTAATATGTTTCCATTTATTAGTAAGCTGGACTATTAACGATCCAGATTTTTGGAAGGAATAGCATGTCAAACTTTTATTATTGTAATGACTGTGAAAAAAGCGTTGCAATAACTCATAAGATTATTTGGGATCAAAGCTCATCTGAAAGAGAAGGGAAAATAAGATGGTTTTGCAAAGAATGCGGTGGCACTAACTGGAAAGCAATCATCGATTCACCTAATGGGGAGCCAAAGGAATGAAATGTAAAAACCCAGACCACGATAATTATCCTTATTATGGTTTAGCGCCACATGTTCACGAGCTTGGTTATCATAAAGGAAAGAAAACGATATGCATCTCTACTAAAATTTTAAAGAAGCATTGGCCAAAGAATTATGAAGACACGGATGATGGTGCAGGAGTTTGGCATTGTCCAGACTGTTATAAAAAGAAAGTAAAGGAATAAATAGAAAGCCGACATTGATTAATGGTAAATCTTAGCCTGACTGTCCTAGGATTCAGTCAGAGTATATGAAGGTTCGATTCCTTCTGTTGGCGCCAATTAAAAATAAAAGCCGTTGACCGAGTGGTTTAAGGTTGAATCAGGACTAGATGTTGTGG